TTGACGCGCTGTTGAAACGCTTCGGGGTCCGAATTGATGAGAGAGACGGCCTCGGGCGTCATGAGGTTTGGAAGCGGGTCACCCTTTGCGCCCGTCAAACCTTTGCGGGCCAGATCGGAGGCCGCACGGTCGTATTCTTCCCATACCGGGTGTTTTGGGTCACTAGGTTCCAATCGCCTCATAAGGCGGAGTGAATCGGTATGCCAGAAGTAGTGATCTTCCGGCTTTGACGTGGCAAACACTTCGGCGTACTGACCAGCTTCACGGTCCTCTGTGCGGACAACCTGCCAGACGTTGCCGGACGTGCTCTCAAACACGTCGCCAGGTTCGATTGCGTCGTGTCCTAGACAGGTTCCACGGCAGACATAGCAGGCAGCAGGCGCGTCAACTTTGCGCGTCTCCTTTGCACGGTTAACTGCACGGTTCAATGCTTCCCTTGCTGGATTCAGTTTCATCTCATTCTCCATACCGCTGGTAGCGGCTCACCCGGCTAACGCTCCGGGCTAGCGGTTTAGTGGGATATTGCACCGATTCAGTACCCTTCGCGGCATCGTTGGCAGACTCCCCAGCGGTCTACAGGCACTGCCGAGCAATAGAAGCAACTCCCATCCTCGGGGCGCGGATTACGACCGCCTAGAATCCAGTAGCGTAGCGCCCTAAGTGTAAAGCCGATGGACTTCATAGCGTCCTCATTTCTCGATTGTGCATCCGCCGGGAAGTGTAACAGTATGGCGGACTAACGGCTTGATTCCGCCCCTCTTCACCGCGTTCAAAAGCCATTGACGGGACGGGAAGATCGTACACTTCACATCGGCGAAGATCCCCTTACCGGGCTGTACTCCAGTCCGCTCAGGCTCAGGATGCTGATACTCGGCCATGCGTCCAAGAGGTACATAGTAGGTATCCATTCCCATCTTCATTCTCCATGCCGCCGGTAGCGGCTCATGTATCCACTATCCTCCTATCCTTATATGATGTCAACTAAAATCGTATGATCTTCGATAATCTTTAGTAACTATCCTAGATTCACGGCGGAGGTAGGGGTTCTTCTCCCCCGCTCCCATCCTCCTCATTCTTCCTTTCCCGTTCCGCCGTTCGCCCGCCGATGCGGTGCCAATCCGCTGTGAATGCGCGGGTTATCGGCGGACTAGGCCGGCGCCAGGACCGGCCGGCGGCCAGGCCGGAGATCGCCGGGACTTGTCCGGGAATCGGCGGCGTGATGGCTTGGACGTCCTTTTGCCCTACTCAGAAAAAATAAAAATCGGCCTACAATAGACTATGGTTATATGATATGGTTATATGAATAGGTGATGCACTATGCGTATCTGTTTGCGATGTGGGCATAATTGGAGGCCGAGGAAGGATGATCCTCCAGTGCAGTGTCCCAAGTGCAGGAGCCCTTACTGGGACAGGGAGAGGGTCAATGAAGTGTCCAAGGTGCCATCAAAAACTGGAAGCGTCGGAGTGGGGCCGGGTCATGTGCCTGAATCTCCGTTGCACGTGGACGAGCCAGAAAGAATTGCGCGAGATGGAGTTTCTGGGGGAGAGGGTGTACTGGCGACCAGGATTCGAGGGGGGATTAAATCGTGTCCCGATTGCGGATCTATGAGCGGTCATCAAAAGTGGTGCAAACGAAAAGGAGAATGAGAATGGCAAAGCAAGTCGATGAATTGTTTGAGGTGCCGGAGGCTGAGGAGCAGCCGGCAAAGAAGCAGAACCTGCATGTGGTGATTGCGCTGCGTCACCTGAACAAGCGCCGCGGGGTGCTTCTGGAGAAGCGGGCGGCCGTCACCAAGGAGATTGAGGAGCTGGACGCGGCCATCCTGGCGCTGGAGTAGACTGAGTTCAAATCCAACAGGAAAGGAGTCGCGGAGTAACGCCAGAGCGCACAGCGGTCCACCTTGGGGTGGGCCGTTCGTGTTTTAGCGCCGTACCACCGGACCAAAGACTTCCCACCCCAGGACGCCAACGAGCAGCCAGAGGACCATGTAGGCCCCGGCGCGGCGTATCCAAAGCGGCTGCGTGGCATCGTAGTTCGACCACAAGCCAAACAAAATGGCGATCACATACACAACCCAGAACAAGATCCCAAGCGGCATAATGCACCTCGCCCCTATTTGATACCGATGCGGAAGGGTTTGTCTGAGCAAAAAGAAACGCCCCCAGGGCAGGAACCGCTGATGGGGGCGTTTTAGTGTGTGCGGGGTTGCTCCCAAAGAAGGGTGTCGAAGCCAGCCGGGAGCGGGGTTGCAGGCCACCCCGCACTTGCATTATCTCAGTTTCGATGCTACATTTCAAGAGTCGAAGCTAGCTACATGCAAATAAACACGACAATTCGTTGCTTTCCGTCATGTTTTTCGCAAACGTGCGCCTCGGCCGCGTTCCGGCATGGTGACTTCCTCCCCGGAAAATCTGGCGCGTACAGGAGCGAGATGCCGGGTCCAGACCGCACAAGCATTGCCGGTCCAATCTCAGGGTTAGGGGCCTGAAAGGGATCAGACCGGCGTGGCGCCCGGTCGATTGTCTTGGTTTTGAAAGTCTGTTCCCATCGGGTGATGGGTTTCCCTGGCTCCGGGGCGGTAGTCGATCCGCCAATGGTCAATACGTCCAGGTCCATTAAGGCATCAACAAAAACAGGCGTCATAAGAAACCAAGAGAGCGGCAAGAACACAGCACAACTCCCTAGATGCCGAGGGGAATTGACCGGAAGGTGTGTCCAAAATACGGACGGAGAACATTCGATGAAGAAGAACAAGCCATGGGTCAAGGCAGTCGAGAATGCACTTAGAGCTAAAGGGTTCACAAAGGGAGCTGCCCGCAAAACAGCCGCCGCGACGGTGAGCAAGTCTATTGCCAAGGCGAAACTGGTAGCAGCAAGAAGAGAACACGCTGTTGACTGGAAAGAAACGATGAACGCCCACCGCATCCGAATCAGCGCCGGAGCACGGGAAGCACAACGACTCCACGACGCCGCCGCAATAAATATCCCATCCCCGATGGCCGGTAAAGTCGTCGTGGTTCCACCCCACCCAATGAACCAATGATTTTTCTTGACACCCATCCCGGAATCCCTTAGAGTGGGGTTATGCGGGGCCGCAGCGAAAGCTGAGATAGGGGATGGACTGGTGAGCCACCCTGAAAACCCCGGCTCCGCACAAGTCACAAGTGTAATATCGCACCAATTCTATGACCGATGCACCGACCATATCCCGGCAGAGAGCATGGCAGATGAGACGTGTTGCCGAGGGTATGTGCGGATACTGTTCCAGCAAGAAGCCTTTGGTTCCAGGGACGGAGCGGTGCAAGAAATGCACGGCAACGAACCGGAAGAAGGCCAAGGCGCGATACCGGAAAGGGGGGACACGATGAGTGAAGTGAAGATCAAGGTTCCAGAAGGGATGCTGCAAGCGGGCAGGGCCGCTTATAGCGGCTATGTGACCGCCGAAGAGGGATCGCGGAGGATTCTCGAAGCTGCGATTCGCTGGATGGCGGCGAATCCGATTGTGCCGAAGACGTATGACGAGTTGCCTACGATTGGATACATGAGCCATTCATCGGCGTGGGGAACGAAGGGGACGCCTGAATACGAGCAGAAACGTCAGGAGAATTATTTTGACGGGATGATCCGCTTTCTGTCCGAGTGGCAGCGCCGCATGTTCCTTGCTCCTGGACCGGAAGTTCCGGAAGCTGTCAAGGACTTGATGGACCCACTTGACCCATATCCATACAAATCACTACACAACCCCGGTATCATCGAAGCCTACCGGCGCGGCCAGAAGTCGGTTTCTGGTGCCTCTTGACATGTTGTGATACTCTTGTGAGCGATGACAGACGAGTGGAGCGGTGGCAGGATGAAGGCGCTTCGGAAGCGAGCGCGTCTCACGCAGAAAGCTGCGATGGAGATGTCGGGAGTCCACTACAACACCATCGTCTACCTTGAACGCGGCCATCACCGCCCCCAGAACGGAACCCTTCAAAAACTGCTCAACCTCTACGCCGCCCGCATTCGCTACTGGAAGCAGATGGATGAGGAGTTGAAGCCCATTGTCCTCGGAGGAGGAAACCATGCCCAAGGAACGGTCAATCCCGAAACGCCTGAGTGGAAGCGAAGCTCTGGACTCAATCATGCACAAGGTCTACGAACGCCTCCGGGTTCACGGCCACTTTCACAGCCACAAGGCGTACCAGGGGTACAGGGCGCGGGTAACGGTGGAGTTCGCCCCGGCAATGTCGTTCTCTCCGGCGCTCCAAGACGACTTCGTGATTGACTTCGGTCTGGACTTGCTTCCCGAAGGAACCGAAGTCGGGCCGGAGATCAAGGAAACCATCGACATCCCCGTCGCTCCGCCGAATCAGGTGCGGGAAGAGTGCGGCATGGACCTCCCAGTGCAGATCGACGAGAACGGCGTCCCGGCCGAGCGGTGGGTCAAGCCATCGCAGTACAAGGGAAGGCTCAAGCCGAACGGCAAGAAGCCGCGCGTGGCGAACATGGGCGTGCCCACGGTTCCGGGAGTGAGCCCGGTTACCGAGGATTTGACTGAGGAATACGGAATCCAAACCAATGCCCCGGCCAACTAAATTCCGGCCAAAGCGTCAAGACAACCTGACCGTCCAGGCTGCACGGGCGAAGGCTCTCACTCGTCTCGAAAACCTTTGGAAGCAGGATAACGAGGATGGCGAGTGGGAGCCGGAGTCGGAACCAACCGTGACGCCGATGCTGCGCTCGATTGATGGCGGAGTAGAGCACTGCATCCAGGCTCTCCGCGCTCACGACGACGAGGACGCAAGATCGTTCATTGAGGTGTGGGACAGATGCACACAGACAGACAGGAAGCACCTGAGCGTGGAAGAAATTGCCCATGCAGCCGGTGTCGGATCGCTGCGGCTAGCGGAGGTCGTTCAGTCCGCGCTGTTCCTCTATGGCAACATGCAGACTCAGATGATGCTCTCGGCGGGCCTGCCGCAGATCGTGGCCACGTCGATCAAGCAGGCGAAGAAGCCGAAGGGCTACGCCGACCGCGAGTGGATGCTGAAAGCGGGCAAGATTCTCCCCATCCCGAAGGGTTCTCAGACGGCCATCCAGATCAACGCGGGTGAGGCGCGGGAAGAAAAGGAATCCGAGGGAGGGCACGAGTGGAAGTATCCCGAGGACCGCACCAAGGCAATCATGGCCGTCATCAACCCCAAGCAGCTTGAGTCGGGAACGTTGTCCACGGACCATCCCCGGCATTTCAACCAGAACACTCCAATTGTGTTTGAGAGGTAAGCCATTTTCTCGAAACGCCTCGCTACCGAGCAGCTTTCCAGGCTTTCGGAGGCGTCCGCCCAATCGGAGACGGGCCTGTGGATTCCCGAGTACCACTCCCTCTCGCAAATCGACTCGTTCAACTCCCACTTCAAGGTAATCGCTGAAAGAGCGGAACGGGATGGAACCGATGTAGAGGACAGTCTCGGCCCGGATGAGCTGGCATGGATCTCGAACGAGTACAACATCTGCTGGTGCGATGATCGCTACTGGCTTGAGTCCTATGCCTACATCAACGCAGATGGAACTCTCCAGAGATTCGAGCCGAGAGCTTCCCAATCGATGCTTCTGGATACATGGGCCGAACGTGAAGAAGCTGGCAGGGCCATTGAGCAGCAATGGTTGAAAAGCCGTCAGCAGGGATTCTCTACAATCGCCGAGCTTGCCATCGCCAAGAAGTTGAACTTCGGTGTCGGCATCAAAGCCGCGATTGCTTCCTACGATCAGGACGCCTGCGAGCGCATGGGTGGCATGTGGGAGCTTGCCTTCAATGAGATGCCTTCGTGGATGAAGGCGAATCCAACTACGGACCGCGCGGCGTCGGTAAAAGCGTTTGGCGCAACGAACTGCCGTCTGACGTTCTACTCCGGCAAGAAAGCGGCCGGCATCGCTCGCGGCGACACGCCGTCGGTTATTCACATTTCCGAGGTCAGTATTTTCCCCGACGCATCGGGCGTGATTGAGAAGTCCCTGTTTCAAGCTGTTCACCCGTCCCCGAACACGTTCATGGTTCTGGAATCGACAGGGAACGGAAACACGGACTGGTGGGCAAAGACATGGTATTCAAGCCGGGATTACTGGGCGTCTGGAGGAGCTAGGTTGCAGCCGATATTCTGCCCTTGGTATGTCGCTGTAGACATCTTCCCGACGCCAACGTGGAGAGAGGACCACCCGGTTCCTGCGGGTTGGACGCCGACGCTGGTTGAGACGCGAAGGATGGTATCGAAGGCTGCGGAGTTTGTTCACCAGACGCCACTGCTCAGGAAGTACATGGGCGACGACTGGAGGATGCCGGACTTCCAAGCCTACTACTGGGAGCAGAGCTTCCTTGAGGCGCGGCGCAAGGGCGAAGAAAACTCTTGGCTACAGGAGATGCCGAACGACGATATTGAGGCTCTGAGGCCCAAGAAAGACCTCGTATTCAACCTGATGGAAGTCTCAAAGCAGGATGACGCGCGGGCTCCGTACTCGTGCTGGTCGATCATCGGTGAGCAGGTACAGGAGGGGTATCACCCCGACCCGGCAGACATCGACTACGACGCCGAACGGTTCCGCGTGTTCTATGACGGCAACATCACTGATCTGCGCGGCAGGATGGCAAAGACGTTCTGGTGGGAGATGGTTCCTTTGCGCCAGCCGAAGGAGTCGGGCATCGACCTGTTCGACGCGGAGCGAAAGTTGCTCATCTTCAAGTGGCCGGAAGCGGGGTACATCTACGGAATCGGCGTGGATAATTCAGGCGGGACGGGCAAGGATGGCACGTACATCTCCGTCAATGCGAAGTCGATTTACTCGGTTGAGCCGGACTTTCAGGCGGCGTGCTTCTGGACGAACCGCGTTGACCCTTCGCTGGTTCACCCCTACATCATGGCTCTGGTGTCGCTGTACAAGTCGGAGATGCCGCCGGGGAATGAGCCGCTGGTTGGGATCGAGCAGGTGTTTGGCTTGGGCGACACGCCGCAGATTCAGATGCTCTCGATGGGTTTCAACAAGAGGAACCTGTATCACTTCTCCCGGCTTGACGGCATGAATCCCGAGGCTGACAAGAGGAAGTCGAAGCGGCTAGGCTGGTACACAACGGAGTGGAGCCGCAACTTCATGCTGTCGATGTACAAGACGGCGGTGGAGAACCACTGGCGCAAAGTGAACGACCCGTTCCTGTTAAAGCATGAGATCCCGGCATTCCAGATTGACAAGACGGACGGCGGACGGACGCGGTGGGACCATCAAGACGGCAAGCGCGATGATCGCATCTTCGGCGACGGAATCAGCTACGTCATTTTGAACGATACCGAGTCCATGGCTAGGCGCGTGCAAGCAAAATTTGAAGGCGAAGAGGACGAATTGGAGATAGACTACGGTTATCCGGTGGGGATCAACTCCTCACTGGAGCAGATGATGGGAGCGGAACTGTGAGCCTGATAATCCTACCCGGCGAGCGCAAAGACGACTGGGCCTTCGAGAACGGCAAGGAAGTAGTCTGGTACGACCAGAACCCAGCAACCGGGCATGTGGTGATGACTTCGCCGATGACTCCGCACCGAATCGGCTACAACCGCCACAAGACGAATCAGCCGAAGGAAATGGACCGCGTGTTCCGCAAGTTGCACGAGCAGGAGCGCGAAGCCAACGAGAAGCTGATCGAGAAGATTTGGGCGCGGGGCCGGGCGCACTACGAGGCTCTGCGAGGCAGGCTCATGCAGCGGCTTACGGCCTCCGGCGTCAAGGAGTGGGAGAAGACATTCATCCGCGAAGCGTTGCAGCGGATGGCGGACCGCGACCACGCGAATCAGCAGAACACGCGGTACGGCGTCAGTTCGATGGAAGATGCGCCCGCTCCGCTTCCGGCAGCAAGAACGAAGGTGAACTAAGTGGAACAAGAGACGAGCTGGCAATGCCCAAATTACGAATCAGCAGACGACGTAAAGCATGGCTTCGTCAAGCGGTGCATCGACCAAGGCATCACATGGTATCGGGAGAGTAACCGCTCCACCAGCCTGACACGGGCGATGGACATTCTCGCGGGCAAGACGGGCGGCAAGGTCTCTACCAAGTGGGCCAACTTCACCACCGGCGACCTCAAGCGCGGCGTACTGGAGATTGTTGAGGCGCTCTCCGACATCCGGCCCTACTGGGGCTACTCGACCGAGAACAAGGCGTTTCTTGCCGAGTGCAACATGATGTCCAAGGTGGCTAAGTCGATCTACATGGAATCGTTTGTGGATCGCGCCATCAAGGATGCACTGCAATTCGCTGCCATCTCCGGCGCCGGGTTCATCTACCCGTTTTACTCGCGGTCGAAGTTTGGCATGGGCGATGGCGAGTTCGTGTTCATGGCGCTGGGACAGCCGGACGTGCTGCCAATTCAGTTGCCGCGGGGCCGGAACTACCAGAACGCCTACATCGTGACTCTGGTTGTCCAGACGGGCATTGCTGAGGCCCATGCAAGGTTCCCGGAGTTCCAATCGAAGCTCAAGCCTTTCGGGGAGAAGACCTATGCCCGGACGCCTTCCGGGAACAATGAACGCTCCTACGACCGCAACCGCTGGCGGATGCACCAGCTTGGCTCGAAGAAGGAATTATTTTGCGTCCCCCTCAATTCGGAAATCCTAACCCGCGCCGGTTGGAAGAAATACAACGAAATTGCGGTGGGGCAGGAGGTTATGGGTTACGACAAAGAAACCGGGCGATGTGAGTGGACCCGACTGGAAGGCGTCAATCTATTCCAAGACAAGGAAGTTTATCAGTACGGAACAAAAGGGTTCACGGTCAAGTGCACCAAAGAGCACCGCTGGGCCGTAAAGAGGCGCATCGGGAAATACAAGAAAGACGCATACAGCAACGCGCCTGAAATGCGGACGCTAGACGAGTGCACTCGACAGAAAACCAGGCTGATACAGGCCGCTCCCGCTCCCGATGGTCCAGGATTAGATGCGATGGAGGTTGAGCAGTTTCTTGAAAGAGGAAACGCCGAACAGATGGTTTTGAAGATGACCTCAGGCGAGCGACGAGCGTTCATTGTGGGGATGCTCTACGGAGAGGGCCACAAGCGTCAGCACGGAGAAGGGCAGAGGGGAACCACTCAGTTCGCTCAAAATGTTGGCCCTGTCCATGACGCCATGAAGCTCGCGTGCGCTCTTGAAGGAATCGCAACTTCCAGCGGCAGAAAGGTTCTTGAGGAGCATCCGTGCCGGACATTCACCTTATTGCACAACGCAGAGCGTGGTTTGCAGAATCTGACCAAAAAGCTGGTATCCACTGAGGATGTATGGTGCCCCACCACTGGGCTTGGTACATGGCTGATGAGGCAGGGCGATACCATCACAATTACAGGCAACTGCGACATCTACTACACTTACGTCCTCGACCTGAGAATCAACTACGGCGAAGTGGACGAGCAGGGCAACCCGGTACTCGGACCCGATGGGAACCAAATTGGTAAACCGCTGGAGATGGGCCAGGCGGGCACAAGTTGGGCCTACACAGTTCCTTACGTCGGCCAGATGATTACGCGCTTCGAGGGCGGCAAGAACGTCACGCGGCCGGCCACTGAGGACGATTGCCGGGTGTATCCCTACCGGCGTCTGCTGATCTCCTGCAATGACGCTCTGATGTACGACGGGCCCGCGTTCGACTGGCACGGCATGGTGCCCCTGGTGCCGTTCTATCTGGACGAATGGGCGTGGGAGGATACAGGGTTCTCGCTCTTCCAGGGCACGGCGAACACGCAGGACGCCATCGACGACCTGATGCGCTACATCTACCGCGTGGCGATGGCAAGGGCGAATCCTGGCAAGGTGTACAACACGGACATCACGACTGGAGACAAGCAAGGCAAGCTCACGTCACGGCAAGCGGAGTCGCTGGACCCGTTCGATCCCGGCATTGGCTGGGGAGTGGATGGCGACATCAAGGAGCCGGTGTTGCGTCCTCCGTTCCCGGAGTGGTGCTACAACATTCCCGAATGGGTGATGAAGATTGTCGAGTTCCTTCAGGCGAGCATCATGCGCCAGTTGGGGCACGACCAAATCAAGTCACTCGAAAAGCTCCGCGCCAACATCTCCGACCCGGAAAAACTGCTCGACGCCGAAGGCCCAACGGTGATGGGAACTTCGCGGTCGATGGAGCGCGGCTTTCGTGACCTGGCGAGGATCTTCCTGGGATTGGTCGTTCAATACATGCCCGTGGGAGTGCTTGCGGATTATGTCGGCGTAGATGCGATTGCGCCGGCAACCTTCGATTACAAGCCATACTCGATCATCCCGTCGCATCTTGAGGGCGAGCAGACAACGGACGCGGCAGGCAACCCGGTCGAGTCGGGAGTCACGGAGTCGGAACGAGCGAAGAATTTCCTTCGCAACATCCGCGTGAGCGTGACGCCGCACTCGATGCACTACATCGCGCAGGCGCAGAAGAAGCTCAACCTGCTGGCGCTACTCGGCAAGGGTGTACCGATTGACCCTGAGACGCTGGCAAACGAGTTTGACCTGTCGAACTGGGGCAGCATTGAAGGTTCGACGATCAAGGAGAAGGTGTTGAACTGGGCCAAGGAGAAGCTTACGGACGAGGCGCAGATTGCGAAGTTGCAGCACGCGCTCGGTCTGGACCCTCCCGACCCTGGAGGTAAGCCTGGGCCTAAGCCGGGCGCTCCGGGTTCCGGTGCTCCGGCGAAAAAGCCGGGGCAAGGGAAAATCAAACAGAAAGGCACAGCCAGCGGCGGAAGGGCCGTTGTGGCTACGACGTGAAGGAGAAGGAATGAAAACGGCAACGAAAATCACGCTTAACAGAAAAACGACATTCACGCCCGACATCAAGCAGACGGACGGCGGAAGAGCCTTGCTGACAGAAGCCTTGGACCTCATCCGGAAAGAGGGCAACGTAGGCGCACTGACGGCGCAGATCGGGCCGGGAGGTTCGATTGCCAGCCTTGTGTTCGTGAAGGAAGACAGGATTCCGGCCAACTCCGGCGGCATCGTCTTCGACAACGAGGGCGAGCTTGCGGCGGGGTCTGTCACCGTCGAAGTGTAATATCGCACGAAAATAAACCGGCGACGGAGTGGTCGCGTGGGAGCATGAAATGCACTATCGCAACGGACGTGAAGCGAAGAATGGCGACAAGATCGTGAAATTGACAGGCGAAGGCAAGGTGGAGGCTTTCGGCGTACTGCACAGCGCGGTACCCGGAAACGACTACTGCAACGGGAACATCGCCATCATTCAGGCCCCAAACGACTACGCCTGCATGGTCGATTGTCTCCATGTCGATGATGTGGCCGCAATTCTCGCCGAAAAAGGGTTGGAAAAGCGACCCGCAGGGAAATAGGTAATATCGCACGGAATCACAACAATTGCAGAAATAGTCACAACTAACGCCGATTCTCCTTTACGCGGGGAATCGGCGTTGTATTGTTGCGTTTAGAAACCAAAGGACTACCGCCCCCTCGATTCCTGATGCGGCTAGCGGCTCCTCCCCAAATCCAAATCAGGAGAGAAGCACATGGCAAAGCGCAGGGGTCGTAAAAAGCTGACCGTCGTTGGCCCGCACCTGGGTCATAAGGCAATGCATCACAAGGGCCGTCGCCGCAAGGAAAGCAAGAAGAAGAGGGCCTAACTTGGGTTCATCCCCCATGCCGTCACCGCAGCAACCTCCACAGGGAGCGCCATCACCGCAGGGCGGTGGCGCTTCTCCTGTTGTGAAGCTGGCCATGCTGTCGCAGCTCATTCAAGGGCTCACGCAGCAGTTCCCACAGGGCCAGCAGGGCATTCAGATGATGCTCAAGGGGTTGCAGATGATCCAGGCCAGCGCATCGGCGGGATCGGCTCCGCAGCAAGCCCCAGCCCCACCCCGGTAGTCCTGAACGGTTTCGAGGAGAGAACACCATGACCGAACTCGAATGGCTCAAGCAGGAATCCGGGCTGACCGACGATGAGTTGAAGACCTACGAAACCATCCTCGGAGACAACAAGTTCAAGTCGATGCTCAAAAAGGTGATCGACGCCAACGCCTCACTGACCGCTGCGAAGACCAAGGCCGAAGGCGAGCTTGAGCAGTTCACTACCCGCTACAATTCCGAGTTTGTGCCCGCGCTCCGCGACGTGACGCAGCAGGCCATCGACTCCGACGCCAAACGCGCCGCCGCAGAAGCGAAGCTGGCGAAGGCGAAGGAGCTCGGAATCGTGATTGACGACACTCCCGCAGTGGACCCGAACAAGCAGGTTCGCGCCCCCGGATCTCCCGACCCGAATCTGGTCACACGCGACGATTTCGGCCAATTCCAGAACAGGCAGGCGAATACTCTGATGGCGTTGCAGGACTTGAACGCCGAGCACTTCGGCCTGTTCAACGCACCTCTAGGCGGAACGCAGGAGCTTGTCAACGAAGTCAACCGCCAGCATCTGCTCGGCAACAAGGGCTTCACGCTCAAGAATGCGTGGGAGCAGAAGTACAACGTTGCGACCAAGCGCACCGAGATTTCTGCCGCCAACCAAAAGAAGCACGACGACGAGATTCGCGCATCGGTTCTCAAGGAAGAGCGCGAGCGTGTTGGAGCGAACCCCCACATGCGCCGCGGCCAGCCGAGCCGGTACGACCGCTACAAGTCCACGGATGCGGGAAAGAGTGCGGAGAAGCCGTGGCAGTCGTCCCACAGTTCTCGTGAACGTAATACCGACTGGCGCAACCAGGCTTTGAGCAAGGTGCGCGAGGCGCAAGCAGCGTAAGTATTTTCAAGGAGAGATCCCGATGGCTTTTGGCCCGTTGTTTCCTGAGCTTTCCGCCACTACCCTCAACGAACTTGTCGACGGATATATCTACCAGAATTCATATGTAGGGACACCCTTTCAGCGGTACATGAGGGCGTCCGGCGCATACGATCCGTTCGGCGGCGGCGCGGGAATGCAGGTTCCCGACCTCTATCAGGGTGTTGGCGGTGGGGCTCTGTTCCCCGGTGAAGATATCACCATCATGGATGAGCAGGTCATCACGGCTTCGCTCTTCCAGCCGAAGGCGTACGCGAAGTACAAGCTCGTGAACGACTTCGTGATCGAGGCGCAGAACAAGGGGCCGGAAGCTCGCGTGGCGCTGCTTGAGGCGTACCTCAACCAGATGACCGAGGGCATCGACTTCCAGATCGAGGGCGACATGTTCCGCCACGGCCAAGCCTCCGGCAACGGCGTGAACGACAATCGCCTCGCTTCGATCAACGGCATCTCCGAAGCGTTGAACGACGGCGTGGTTCCTTCGTGGGATGGCAACGTCTTCCCGACCTACGGCGGCCAGCCGCGCAATGGAGCCATCGGCGCATCGCTGAATTCGACTCCGATCTGGCTGGGCGATCAGAACGGCAATCCCGCACCGCCCAACTACCAGACCCTGCTCAAGACCTACTTGACGCCGATTCAGAACGGCGGCGACAAGTTGGGCGTGACCTCCTATCTTGGGTACTCCTCGATCACCAGCGCTTTCCAGCGCCAGGAGCGGTACTTCACCCGCGACGACAAGCACATCAACTGGGAAGGCATCAAGCTCGAAAACGGCACGATCTTTTACGACGACATCGTTCCGTCGAGCGCCCCCAAGCCGTCGATTGCGAACCTTTTCCAGGCGCCCTCCGGCACGGCTCCTTCGCCGGGAGCGATTCAGACCGGCCAGTTCACGCTGACCGCCGCGATGATCGCATCGAACCAGGGCATCTCGAATCTGCCGAATCTCGGATTCACCTCGAACTCGACCAAGAACGGGCTGGCTGGAGGCTTGAATCAGATTGTGGTGGGAGAGCCGCTTTTCTGGATCACGCCCGACAAGTGGAAGTACCGTGAGGCCGATGGCGCACCGGTGAACTACTTCTTCATGGACCCGGCGCGGTGGCCTGAGAACCCGTTCCTGTACGTGCAGTGGCTGCGGCACGTGTTGAACTTCTATCAACCCACCCCGCGCGAAGACCAGCAGACGTATGGAATTTTGGCTTAGGCCAGAGGAGAACCAGTCATGGCAAGGCTCACAACGCCGGGAATATGGCTTCCCGGCCCGCTCAATACGATTAACTCCTCCAGTTCGACCGCGCAGGCCGACATTGCCGGCAACCCGTTCTATATGGGCCTCAACCCCGGCAAGCTCGTGGTGTTGAGTACCCAAGAGGCGCAGAACGTTGCCGCGGCGGGCACTTTGGTGTCCGGCAGTACGCTCTACGACGGCGCGTACCAGTATGTCCAGCTTGATTCGGGAGCGACCGCCGCCTATGCGCTGGCGGGATCTCCGGCGTTCATGCTTCTCGACCAGGGGGCGACAGAAGGAACGTTGCCGGAGACGGCTTACGGTTTGCCGGTTGTTACCACGGCAGATGTGGCGAACTCTCTTGGCTTGAAATCCCTGTTCTGCGGCGTATTCATCAATCCTTCGACGGTGAATGGGGCATCTACGGCTCCCACTCCCGGAAACTGGACGATGATCTTTGCCGGCGGCGGGCGCGTGGCGGTCAATGTTGGTTCGGTGGCGAACGTCGCTGTCGGCAACTTCGTCTTCCCCGACACAAACAATGCTGGGAAGTTTGAGGGGTCGTCAACGGCCAACACTGCGGCTGGAAAACAGGGCATCGGGGTGAGCGCAGGCACCAGCGGCAATCAAGCTGTGGCCTACTACTCGGACATCATCCTGAAGTTCATCACGTAGCAAGGAGTTTCTATGTCGCAAGGTGTTGGAGCAACACATCCGATTCTTGGAGTACAGCAGACATTCGGGGGGATGTATTGGAGTCCCCTCGATGTTTCCGGCTCCGCAAGCTACCAGACGGGCGGCGATGCGATCAGTCCGCAGAGCTTCGGGTTCAACTCGTACATCTGGCAGCTTACCGGCGGAGTATCGCAGAGCGGCAACTACCGCGCCGAGCCTCGGGCGCTGAACAACGGATTCACGCAATGGCAGTTGGTTTGGTTCGTTGTATCGACCGGGGCGCAGGTGGCAGCGGCAGTCAATCTCTCGGGTGAGACGGTGAGGCTGGCAGCTATCGGGCAGTGATGGGCAGAGGAAGTGAGCTTGGGCGGCGGCGAATAAGCCGTCGCCCTTTCCTTTTGGAGCGTAGATGGCACTCGTGGATATGTCCAGTGAGATCACGGATCTGGTTCCGGCGCTTGGCCGCGTCCGTGCTCGCAAGCTCGTCAACCGGGCATTCAAGATCGTGCAGGATTCCTGCCTATGGTCGTTTCAACTCCAGCAGGGTAGTTTCTCGACGCCTCCAATCACGACGGCGGGGACGATGACGTGCTCGCTCGGATCGAACCAGGTGACCGGGGACGCGGTGGCGTCGGCGGCATGGCTGGCGCTGCCGTTCTACTGGCGTGCGACGACGCAGCAGTTCCGCGCCCAGGGCTACAGCGTCTACTCCGTGATTGCTCTCGACGCAACGAATCCTAACGCTGTGGTTCTGACCCTTGACCGGAACTTCACTGACCCGCTTCCGTTCTATTCCGGGGTGGCCTATCAGATGTACGGGGCCTACATCCCGATGCCGGTTGGGTTCAAGCGGTTCCTGAGCGTGGCGGATATGTTCGATTGCTGGACGATGGATATTTGGACTCCGCGGCGAACGCTGGACTACTACGACCCGGCTAGACTGATCGCATCGAACCCCACCGTATGCGCTCCGCTTGGCGCTGACCAGCGCGGCGCCGGGACCGCAACCCCATCGGCAACTCTGAATCAGCAGTTGATCGAGTTGTACCCCTACCCCACTCAGTCGATTGCCTACCAGTGGTACGCGGTGATTGAAGCGCCTTATCTGGTCAACAATTCCGACACGCTGCCGCCGCCGATTGACGAGGAAGTGGTGACGCAAAAGGCGCTGACATGGGCTTACCGGGATGCGGAAGCGCGAAAGGACATCATGGCGGCGAAGGGCTCGGGCGGGAACTACCTCGGCCTCAAAAAAGAGTCGGAGACGGACTTCCTGACGCGGTTGAAGACGCTGCGCCTTCTAGACCGCGATGCCGTCGATTCGTATATGGCGAACGTGAGCATGGCGACGCAGGGATTCAGCAGCAAAGCCTATTTCAACTCAGGAACGATGTCATCTGGTCCGTGGAGGGGATAGCGTGGCGAAGTCGGTATTTCATATCATCGTCATTCCCGACGACACGGATGATACCTACGGGCCTAAGCAAATCCACGCCCTACTCAGGGAAGCGGAGAGGCAGGGGCATCCTTTGGATTCCGGAACCTACATCGAGAAGATGAGTGTACGGCAACTTGACGCTTTACTGCACGGAAGAACGGATGCCTGATGGCCAGCTATGCGTACATCACTCTCGGCCAGATGCGGGCGGAATTGCTCAATCGCTTGCAGGACTCAGGAGCGGTGTATACGACTGCGCTGGAGGCGAATCTTTACATCCAAGAGGGCTTGCGAATCCTCAACGCGCAAACTGCGGCGTGGCCAGAGGATTACCAGTTCGACTTCAACCCCGGCGATACGTGGAAGACGCTCAACGTGGCCGGCTCCCCGCGCCAGCGCACGGTCACCGATTCCGACCTCTACGACCAGATGGAAGCGATGCTGCTTGAGCCGATGTCGGGTGGCGTGTGGACGGGGACCGCTCAGTACAACATCGCCATGCTCTCCGGCGCCCTTCAGTACCGCCGCGACGAACTCCTGCTCCTGTCGAACGCGAATGTGGTGAACCTGCTTCAACCATCTCCGGCGCTCTCAGTGCGGACGTTCCTGCCCGACTCGACGCTAAACCTGAGCCGGGTGCGGTGGATTCCATTCGACTCTTCGGCCACGATGCCTTACGCGCTCGGCCGCGAGGATGTGGTGACGCGAAACGCTTTCGGCGTGAACCTTGCCATCCAGCCGGGGGAGCCGGACTCATGGATGATTACCGCCAACACCCCGCTCTCGTTCGACGTGTCCTGTCCGCCGAATCAAGGCGGCCAGTGGGACATGCTGGTATCTGAGGCTGGAGTGTCATTTGCGCCGCCCTCTGCGGCCCTTGTGGGACTTCCTGACGATTGGGCGTGGGTATGCCTGTACGGGGCGCTGGCGGACGTTCTGGCGAACTCTCCCGAGGGCCGGGACTCGCAGAGAGCCAAATACTGCATGGCCCGCTACGAGCAAGGCAAGAAGGCTATGATGCGCCTGCCGTGGCTTCTGGAGGCGACGGTGGGCAGCGTGAGCGTCGATACGCTTGGTCTCAAGGAGATCGACACCCAGATGCAGAACTGGGAGCAGAACCAGCCGGTAGACGATCCGCAAATCGTGGTTGGGGGAATCGACCTGATTGCGCTGGCCCCCTTCACGACAACAGAAGTCTCAACGGTTCTGACGGTAGTCGAGAACGCTCCTGTGCCATCCGCCGATAGCGACCAAATCCAGTTGAGCCGGGACGGGGTGGATGCGGTGCTGGCCTACGCCCAACACGTGGCGAGCTTCAAGCTTGGCGGTAAAGATTTCTTAAATACACTCCCCCTTCTTGAACAATTTGAGTCATACTGTCGTTTGAAGAGTAGTCAGTATGCCTCTTTGGGTGTCTCGCGAGTGCAGATGCTCATGGAAGGCAATAGGGGAGATATTGATGATCCGAGATTCGAACGCATGGAGAGCGAAGGACGGGGAACTGCACGGAAATCGTAGGCATGGCATGACTAGAACCAGGGCATACAAATCGTGGTCCCACGCCAAGGAACGCTGCTACAACCCGCGTTGCAAGAAATATCCGCTCTATGGTGGGCGCGGAATCACCATGTGTGACAAGTGGAGGAATTCATTCGATAATTTCTATGCCGATATGGGTGATCCCCCTGTAGGGTCCAGCATCGAGCGGAAAGACGGGAACGGCAATTATTGCCCGGAAAACTGCATGTGGGCTACTGCCACAGAGCAGGGAAGGAATACGGCCCGTAATCGATACGTTGAGGGATTTGGACTCAGGATGCTGTTGACTGATTGGGCAAAACTTCTGCGAACCAGCGATTCGCATGTGTTTATAACCCTCAAGCACGGACACTCTATTGAATGGCTTGCTGCACGGCGGGGAATCGAATTCGATGGAAAGGAGGCGCAGAGTGGCCGGGTATAGCCGCCGTTCCAATGGCAAAAGATTCCTTGTAAAAGGGGGGATGAATACCCGTGTCGCGCCGGATTTGGTTCCTGAAGGAGAGTACATCTATCTCCAGAACATTCGCCAGCGCATTATGGGGCGCATCACCGGACGCCCCACCACGGGCGCGGCGCTCTACACCTACCCCTCGGCTCCAAACACCATCGTGCGGCTCAACGACACGACTCCCAACGGCCCCGCAGTCGGGTTTGTGCGCATCATCGCTACGGATTCCGGGGCACTCTACGTCAACGGAACCGAAGTCGATTCGGGCATGACCGGCCAGCCTCCTTCGATCTGCATCAACCAGCCCGATCAGTCAGTGCAGCCGTGGGCATACATCGCCGATAGCTCGATGGCGACGGTTATTGTCTCCGATTCGCAGCAATGCGCGGGGATGATCAAGCTGCGCTCCGACATGCTGACCCGAAAGACGGGCATCATGGAGCCACAGTACCCGGTCCAAGTCTCGATCAACGTCGATTCAAGCTCTCTATGGCTCTCGCTTCCCGCCAACACCCCGCCATGGACGAACATCGGCGGCGTCAACGCCGACTACGACTACAACGGGACGGACACCCAGCCCCCATATCCCGCGATTATTGCAACGCCGGTTGGAGGGGCTACAGTACAGCTCACGGTCACAGGAACGGCCACGGTCAACGGGTCTGTTCATGCCCCCGGCGACGCGGGCCCGAGCACCGCGGGCTATCCCGGCGACTTCATTGTTTCTCCGTTGATCGTCGTGTTCGCTTTCACCGATGCGAATGGAAACATCATCGCTCAGGCAACTGGGATGGGCGCTCCACCTGTAGTGGGCAACGTGGGCGCAGGTGCAACGCTCACGGTCCCCTACGGTGCGGCGCAGCTACAGATCGGCATCGACGGGCAAGGCGGCACATTCGGCAATCCAGCACTCTTCTCCGGGTCGTACCTTGTTGAAGCCTTAGTATCGACTTCAGCCATCACGAAAGTGTCTTCCATCGTTGGACTCATCAACGCCGCTATCTGGGGGGATTCGCCGCACTCCGGGCCGGTATCGGTGTACATCTGGAAGAACCCCAATGATGGGGGGACAGGAACGTCGAGAACGACAGGAACGGCGCAAGCTGCGTCCTCGAACAACTCGCTCATCTTCGACTCGACGCCCGAGGATGGCACGGTTCCGGTACAGTGGAGCACGCTGAATTCTTCAGGCTCAACCATCGGTAGCGTACCGCTGTTCGATCCGGCGCTTGAGTCGGACGGCTATCAGGACTTCAACGCATGTATCACCGGGTCGCTGTGGGTGCCCCAAGGCGGGACGTACTCGATTCAGATTCAGAACAAAGACCAGATCATGTTCGGGGTAGGCGGCGGAGCAACCTCTACCGGAGGGCTGGTCTACGGGGCGGCGGGCCAGTCGATCACCGTTGTCGATGGACTTCCGCTGCTCTTCGTATCGACGCCGAACGGAGAGGGTGGAGCCGTCACGAACACGATCAGCGTGACCTTCCCTGCCGCCGGAATCTACCCATTCGAGATCGACTGGGATTACTGGTATCACTCTGGGCGCTCGCTCATTGTGGAGATGGCCCCGACTCCCGGAGCGGGTGTTGCGACCATCCCCCCCCTGCCTCAAGGAGTGCGAACCAACGTCCAGTATTGGGCTAAGCCTCGCGCCACGGAAACCGGCGCTCAAGGCAATCCCGGGCCAGCCTCAACGATTCAGCAGACGCCGGTCCTGGCGAACCTCATCACGTCGCCCTACCAGACCGACCCTCAAGTGACGGTGATGGACTACTACCGTCAGGACGAAGGTCTCCCGAATCCCACCTACGTTATCACCGGCCCGAACGATGGTCTGGGGCCGGTCATCAACGGAATCCAGTACAACACGCAGGTTGAGGATGCGCTTTCCGACATTGCCGCGGCTAACAACCAACTGATGCAGGTAGACGACTACGAGCCTTTTCCGACCATCGGCGTGCCTTTGGCGGGCAAGGTCACCATCGTGGCTGGAGTGGTGACGTGGAAGAGCGGCAACAAGTTCCCGTTGAACATGCTTGCGGGAACGCTGATGCTGATCGGATCGCCGGCACAGAATGCGTACTCGCTGGTATCGCGCCCGACTTCGGCAACGACTATTGTTATCCCCGACGTGCCGGACACCATCGGAGATGCGGCGGGTGATGGCGTTCCCTACAACATCGCGCAGCCGATTCTTGCACAGCAGGCCACGCAGTCGATGTGGGGGCCGGACGCTTATGGCTTCTTCCATGCCATCGACCCGACGACAAACGCTTATGTGTGGACGAAGGCCAACAATCCAGACTCGGCACCGCAGACGAATCGGCTGCTGCTCACATCGCCTTCCGAGACGCTGATGGGCGGTGGGCTCATCAACGGAATCAGCATCACGTTCTCAACCGAGCATCACTGGCTGATGTATCCAAACTTTGCGGACGCTCAGGCGACGACATTGGGGATTCAGGGCAACCAGTGGAACCCGATTCTCGGCTCCGGCAAGCGGGGCATGTTCATCCGAAACTGCGGGTGCGCTCTTGGCGGCAAGGCGTTCGCGTTCCGGGCCTCAGATGGCATCTACATCACCAACGGCGGAGGGGATGAATCACTCACAGACGAGACGCTGTGGAACCTCTTTCCGCACGAGAATTTCACCCCCACGCCCGTAGTGGTTGGACCCTTCACCGTCTACCCCCCGAATGATTCTCTGCCGCAGACCATCACATACCAGAACGGGTACATCTACTGGGACTACCGAGACGTGAACGGAAACCGGAGGACGCTGGTCTATGGTGAGGCGGAGCATGGATGGATGGTCGATGTGGGGCAGTATCCATTCACCGCGCATTCGAGCGAGTACGCTCCTAACGTCAATGACACGGCGGTTGGATGCAATGACAACTCGCTCCGAGTGCTCCAAAGCGGAGGCACGGAAGTTTGCACGTCGATGGTGGGGACGGTTCCCGACAACTCCGGGGATGTGCGTGCTCCAAAGCGGGTCTCCGACGTGTTCGTGCGGGCTGTCGTCGATGCGGCCGGCCCGGTCACGGTCGGACTCTACGCGAACCAGTTCGCCACAGCCTTGAGCGGCTTCGCTCCAGCCTCGCTGACGGGGACCGATGCGCTCGCTCCATACATCGTGGACTTTGGAGCAAACCAGCCGCAGGACGTGATCGACCTTGAGGCTGTGTTCTCATGGAACACGTCTTCCGGGACGCAGCTTGACCTATGGCAGCCCGGATTCATGCCTCTCCCCATCGCCATCCTCAGCCGGGTAACGGACGCCCTGACGCACGGCCTGAGCGACTGGCAGGGGGTCTACCAAATCGACTTGATGTATGTCGCAACAGCCCCGGTGACGATTACGATGAACCTTGACGGGGAAGCGTACCCCGCGACGGTGACTCAGACGTGGCCGGCGGCGGGGAGTCTGTTCGTTCCGGCAAAGATCGCTTTGAAGATGTTTCCGAACAAATTCAAGACGTGCTCTTGGCAGATTCAGTCGTCGGCACCGTTCTATTTGTTCGACTGCCTTTGCTGGATCGGCGCGTGGGAGCGGGCTGGAGACTTCAAGCGGTTTAATCCGTTCAAAATGGCGAAGAACACCCCAGATTTGGAGGCGTGATGGCAACGAAGCAGATTCAGTACACTCCGCCGGTAATCGAGTCGAAGGCTGACCCGGAATTGGCGGGGCAGTTGCAGACCCTGCACCAGTTGATTTTTGATCGGCTGGGCAATCATTTCACCGCGATTGGTCAATTAACTGCTCGGATCAATGCTTTGGAAGCGCAGCAAGGGGCGGCGGCAAAGAAATGATTGCAGAGAACATCAACACGCCAACAGCGATTCCTCCGCGCTCCGGGGTGTCTCCCATTGGCACCGCTTCCGCGAACTCTGGCGCTACGGCGGCGACGAACTCGACGTATGGCGTGGGAGCGTTCACCTCCGGCATATCGGAGCATTCCAGTGCCTCTTACACGCTTCAAAACACAGACTATCAGGGCATCATCATCTTCGATTCGGGGGCGACCGTAAACGTCGCGCTCAACTCGAACGTCACGTCCAACTTTCAGGCGACCATCCTCAACCTCGGTTCTGGCTCAATCGCTCTTGCGACCAGCGACGGATCGGCAATCAACGGCGGGCCGTCTAGCCTGACTCTGGCGTCTGGGCAAGGCGTGCAGGTATTCTTCGCCAATCGAGCGTGGCTGGCCTATGCTGGGACAACGGTGATTCAGATTGTCCCTCAGAGCATCGGCCCGGTTACCCATAAATGGCTGAACAGCTACAACGCCACGACGGGCCTATTCACGGAGAGCCAGCCGAACTACTCAGACCTCACAGGGACGCCTCAGCTTGCAAACACGAAGGCTCCCGTCAGTCACGAGTGGCTGGCTTCCTACGATGCAACTACCGGGAACTTCACGCAATCCCAGCCATCGTTCGCGGATATTTCAGGGAGCCTGGCGGAAGCGCAGTTGCCTACGGCGGGGGTGACGCACACGGTCACTCTGGCAAAACTGACGGCACTTGGAACGCAGGGAAGTATAACTTTTACAAACGGCATCGCGACAAATATCGTCGATCCGACGTAAACTGTTCTGGAGGTGTAATCGTGGGCGGTCTCTTATCATCGATTTTCGATCTCGCGGCAGGGAACCCCGTTCAGGGAGAGCAGAATCAGTTTGGCGCCCTTTCCGGCTACCAGACCGGCGTGGGGGAAGGGCTCATCACGCCCGCCGCGCAGTACGAGGAGAGCATCCTTTCCGGTGATCCGACCAAGACGGCGCAGGCTATGGCTCCCGAGATCAGCGCG